TCGTACCATCAACAGGAGTAGCAATACGTTCTTTCTCAGATGAAATTAACCGTAATAATGCTGAAAATCAGCTTTATAATCACCCCGACGACTTCGACCTATATGAATTGGGAGAGTTCGACGATAACACCGGTTTATTCTCTTTACATGAACAACCAAAACTATTATCGTTAGGTAAACAAGTTAAACTAACCTAACAAAACACCTCGTGGAAGGGCGGGGCGAAAGCCCCACTCTCTTCCAGAGGACACTACCAAGGACAAATATGCACCGCAATCGCTCAGTAAATACACACCAATTTGCAATGGTGCCACGCGCTGATATTCCACGTTCGAAATTCGACGTACAAAGCGCACATAAAACAACTATCGATTCGGGCTACCTTGTACCCGTATACGTGAACGAAGTGCTCCCAGGGGACACGTTCAACTTTAAAATGACAGCCTTCGCACGAATGGCAACACCAATCTACCCGATCATGGATAACATGAAACTGGATAGTTTCTTCTTTTTCGTACCAAATCGCCTGTTATGGGATAACTGGCAAAAATTTATGGGAGAACAAAATGATCCGGGTGATTCTATATCTTATATTGTTCCTACAACTACTAGCCCTGCTGGCGGTTACGCCGTAAATAGTCTTCAAGACTACATGGGCTTACCAACGGTTGGACAAATCGGTAATACCGCAACCGTAACACATTGCTCGTTTTGGCCACGAGCATACAATTTGATTTGGAACGAATGGTTCCGAGATCAAAACTTGCAGGACAGCCGTCCAGTCGATCGCGATGACGGTCCTGATTCTCCTGCAGATTACACATTACAACGTCGCGGCAAACGCCACGACTACTTTACATCAGCATTACCATGGCCTCAAAAAGGCGAAAGCGTAACGCTGCCGTTAGGTACATCCGCACCCATATCATGGGACGGAACAGCAGTTACGCAACGTGTAGGCGTACAGGCTACACAACAAGCAAACGCAGTCCGATCTTTATATACGCCAGCTGGCGGAGATTGGACATCCGTATTTAACGCATCAAGTACAAACATATCTCCTCTATATGCTGACCTATCTGACGCAACAGCTGCAACAATTAACCAATTACGCCAAGCATTTCAAATTCAAAAACTTTTGGAACGAGACGCTAGGGGCGGTACTCGATACACTGAAATTATTCGCGCTCACTTTGGCGTTGTCAGTCCTGATGCTCGCCTTCAACGTCCGGAGTATCTCGGCGGAGGATCGACCGATATCAATATCAATCCGATCGCTCAAACAAGCAGCTCTACTGTTACTGGATCGTCTACCCCTATGGGTACACTTGCTGCTATGGGTACTGCCCTGGCTCATAATCATGGATTTACTCAATCGTTTACTGAGCACGGTGTAATTATCGGATTAGTATCCGTCCGTGCAGACCTTACTTATCAACAAGGCCTTCCACGTATGTGGAGCCGTTCTACACGATATGACTTCTACTTCCCAGCCTTTGCGCATTTAGGAGAGCAGGCCGTCCTAAACAAAGAAATCTACGTTCAAGGCACATCCGCAGATGATGACGTCTTTGGCTATCAAGAACGCTGGGCTGAGTATCGTTATAAACCATCTCAAATTTCTGGGCTATTCAAGTCCACCGCAAGCGGTACGCTTGACGGATGGCATTTAGCTCAAAAGTTCAACACATTACCAACCTTGAATGCAACGTTTATTCAAGATACACCACCATTAGATCGCGCATTAGCCGTAGGCAGCGAAGCTAATGGACAACAATTCCTATTTGACTCATTCTTTGATGTCAAAATGGCTCGACCAATGCCAATGTACAGTGTACCTGGCTTAATTGACCACTTCTAATGGAAGAAGCTCTAACTTCGACCGCTTCCGGCGCAGCTGCCGGGAGCGCCTTTGGCCCTTGGGGTTCAGTAATAGGAGCCGGAATAGGTGCGGCAGCATCTTTATTCGGTGGAAAAAAACAAAATGAAGCCAATGCACAAATGGCTGCACAACAAATGCAGTTTCAAGAGCGTATGCGAGCTACACAATATCAAACTGCAGTAGCGGATCTTAAGGCTGCCGGCCTTAACCCCATGCTTGCCTATTCACAAGGCGGAGCGGGCACACCGCAGGGTGCAACCGCACAAATGGGGAATCCACTCGGCGAAGCCGGAAACTCAGCACGTGAAGCTGCTATGGCATATGCCAATTTTAAGCAGCTACAAACACAAAACGTGCTTACACAAGAACAAGCGGACGCAACTGGCGCATCCGCACAACAAAGCAGATCTACAACTGCGAATATCGATGCGGATACCATCGATAAAATCAACAAAAATAAAGCAACAGGCAAGTTCGGCAACATGCAAGATACACTCTTGCGTGATATACAAAATAGAGCCGATCAAGCCGTAACACAAAGCGCATACCAGGGCGCTCAAACACGTTATACAAACGAATTAACCAGACTGGCCAAGTCTGGAAGCGCTCCATCAAGCGCAAAACCCATCTACCAAGACATCAAAGGCAAAGCTGATGAATGGTGGGATAAATGGAACAAATACCCAACCGCAACCACACCATTTGGAAAAATGAAATGAAAAATGCAACTGTATTTTTAAGAACACAATACAACTATGATCACAATGCTGCCTCTAATGCGTCCGGGCTGGTTTGTGAGGAACCCACCCGGGCGCAGCAGCACCACAAAGATGAATGCGATATCAACGTAATCTTGGAAAGATTCGGAAAAACCGGGCAAGTGCCCGTAAACGCGATTAGCGGTACCTATGGCGATTTTTCAGGAGTCCATGATTACCATACAGCAGTAAACGCTTTAATCGCCGCAGAAAGCGAATTTGCCGCATTACCGGCGAATATTCGCAATCGGTTTGCTAATGATCCTGCAAACTTAGTCCAATTCCTGGACAACCCAGACAATCAAGCCGAAGCTGAAAAGCTTGGCTTAATCAATATTAGCTCTACGGCTAATTACGAGCCTGCGCAAGCAGCCGAAAAACCAGTCACCGAGACCTCAGAATGAGGTCAGCACAGTTACCTTACTTGATGTAACTGTGCTAGGTGACACCAATCACCTAAAAAATACGATAACCAAGGACATAAAAAATGAGAACTATGAGAAAAAAAGTTAACAAAGCAAAGTCCGCTAGGACTTTCCGTAAAAACGCTGGAAAAACAGCGTATGCAAATCTTAAAACCAACCCAATGCGGGGCGGTATTCGACTTTAATTAACTAAAAGGACCACCTCACATGGCCTGTTATCACCCACTAACCGCTTACCTAAGTGGACATCAATCAAACAATGCGACCGGCAAATCATTTCGCCGCGTCTCATTTAAAGAAACCGACGAACACGATCGTCAGGTTTCCTTACCCTGCGGCCAATGCATTGGCTGCAGGCTAGAACGCTCACGACAGTGGGCAATGCGCTGCATTCATGAAGCGCAATTACATCAAAACAATTGTTTTATAACCCTCACATATAATGACGAAAATCTCCCAGACAACGGAAGCCTGGTCAAATCAGACTTCCAAAAATTTATCAAACGACTACGTAAATTCATTGCGCCTGCAAAATTACGTTACTACATGGCTGGAGAGTACGGCACGAGTTTCGGCCGACCTCACTTCCACGCCTGTATCTTCGGATACGATTTTCATGATAAGAAACTACACCAAAGGACTGCCTCTGGTTCTGTCCTTTATACATCCAAAGACCTTGAAAAGCTCTGGACATATGGTTATTCCTCCATTGGAGACGTTACATTCGAGTCAGCTGCTTACGTTGCTCGATACATTATGCAAAAACAAACTGGAAAAGTAGACCCAAATCACTATACCTTCTGTGACTTGCAAACGGGTGAGCTAATAAAATTACAACCTGAATACAATCAAATGAGCTTAAAACCCGGAATAGGCGCAGATTGGTATAAAAAATACAAAAATGACGTCTACCCACACGATTTCGTAGAAATTCGTGGAAAAAAATTAAAACCACCAAAATACTATGATCAACTATATTCTAAGGAAAACCCTTATGAATATGATCAAATACTTTACACAAGAGAAAAACAAGCTAAACTACGACCTGAAGAACATAGCTATGAAAGACTGCTCGTAAAAGAAACAGTACAAAAAGCTAAACTTCAACAATTAAAACGAAAACTCACATAAGGAAAAACCTCATGAAGCTTATTATATGTACCGTTAAAGACCGAGCTGCAGACGCTTATGGCCGTCCAATGTTCGTACCATCAACAGGAGTAGCAATACGTTCTTTCTCAGATGAAATTAACCGTAATAATGCTGAAAATCAGCTTTATAATCACCCCGACGACTTCGACCTATATGAATTGGGAGAGTTCGACGATAATACCGGTTTATTCTCTTTACATGAACAACCAAAACTATTATCGTTAGGTAAACAAGTTAAATTAACCTAACAAAACACCTCGTGGAAGGGCGGGGCGAAAGCCCCACTCTCTTCCAGAGGACACTACCAAGGACAAATATGCACCGCAATCGCTCAGTAAATACACACCAATT